ATTACGAGTGTTTTCGAGTTGTAGCAACACTGTCAAGCAGTTGGCAGCAATTCCTCTTTCCAAAACTAACAGCGAAGACGTGGACACAAAAGCAGAAGACCACGCATACGATGCGTTGAGGTACATGTTAATGACAAGGATGACAGGTTATGCGGCGATTCATCAAACGCTTAATGGTATCAAGAATCAGGTCTATCAAGTCCAAAATGAAACATTCGGGTATTAGACAATGGATTTAGAATTATTTAAACAAAAAGTACAAGATCGCTCACTGACTGTAGGTGAAGCATTTGACTATGTTGCAGCTAGAAAAGATACAGAAAAACCAGAAACAATAAGAGGCTTAAAAAACAATGTAGCTGTAGATTTAGACTCCAAGTTTTTTGACACATATAACACTAAAGAATTTTCAGAAGCTTTAGAAGAGCCAGTAAACAGATGGCGAGAGTATAGTGTATTTGAAGGTCAACTCAGTAAAGGTTTGAGATCAGCAAAAGTAGCCGATGTAAACTACGAGAAGCTTTCTGGTAAAGGTGGTTTAGCTCAAGAAGCTTTTGGTCTAAAAGGAGTTCAAGACAGACCTAAAGATCCAATGAGAGGAACAATCTACTCTCGTGACTTTGACAGAGTGTACAACAAAGCTTTATCTGACCCGTTAATTAATCAAGAAGCAAAAGATTATTTAATATACGAAAAATATACAGGTCAAAGAGTTGAAACAAATATAGGAAAAGAAGGCTTAAAAATAACTGATCTTGCTGTGAGTACTGATCCAAACGGTAACGTTGTTGTTAACATAGCGGAAAAGAAAAGTAAAACTAAGACTAGACCTGCTGTTAAATATACAGGTGCGTTTGCACAATTTTTGGCTGGTAAAAAAGCACAAGCTATGAAGAGAGAAGCAGGCAGTGATTTTTCAACTAAAAATTTATTTGCTACCACTAAAAGTGCAACAGAGAAAGTTTGGAATGCACATGTAAAACCTGCGTTAGAAGCTGAGTTTAGTGATTCACTTCCATCAGACGGTAAAGGAGGAGGTAAAGCCACCCCTAAAGTTTTAAGAAAAATACTAGCAAGACAATTAGTTGATGAATTTAAATATCCTAGAGATTTAGTCAAAGGGTGGATGGGTCACGCAGGAGCGACAGTTACTGCACAAGGTGATTTGCTTGAGCAAAGTTATGTAGGCGTTATAACCGACCCTAGAGTTGGAGAAATTTCAGATAATCTAATTAAGACAGAAGCTCTTAACTTAGGTAAACCTACTGTAAACGATATGTTCGTAACACGTTCACCAAACACATCAAAAGGTTTTGCAGAAGGAAAAGCATACAATCCTCATTCTTCCCCTTACACGTTTGGTAAAGAAAATGTAAAGCAGTCTGCGACAGAACTAACAGACATACAAAAGCAAACATTAACAGCAACTCAACAAACACAACTTAATGAAGCTCAAGTAAGATTATATGAGTCAGAGACTGCTAGAGATAAAGCAAGACAAGAACGCATCATAGCTTCACAAGACACAATGGTAGAAGACGTCAAAAAGAAGGAAGCTGAGAAAAAAGTGAGAGCAAAACTAAAAGCAGAATCCAAACTACTCAATGCACCTGCTTCTCCAGACGACTTATCTGACGGTTTAAAATCAAAGCTTGCTAAGTTTGGAATAATGCTAGGTAAAAAGATACCAATCGTTGCAGCAGGACTTGCTTACAAAGAAGCAGAAGCAAAAGGTATGTCGCCTGTTGAATCAGTACTGTATGGTGCTAGTGAACTTACTCCTGTAGCTGCCAGTGATGTTGAAGCAGCAGGAGCTTTTGTGAAACAGGCAAGACAGGAAGGATTACCTCAAGCTTTAGGTTTAGATGTTGAAAGACAAGAACAGATGAACAAGCTAAGACAAGAAAGAATGACTGCTAGATCAAGAAAAAATATGCCTAACCCTAATGATATTCCTGATACAGCAGACCCTGACACACTTCCACCAGAAGCATTAAGAGTTATACAACAAGATGCCAATATGACTAACACAGATTTAGACCCAGAAGCAGGGTTTATTTCCGAAGCTGATGTAATGAAAAATCAGCAAATGGGTTCACCTACTTCTCAAGGTTTTATGAGTAAGTATGGTGAAGAAGATCAAAACCTACTACAAACAACATAAATAGGAGGGCAGTTATGCCAAACAATAACTATAACTATGGTGCTGCATACATAATGAACAGCGACAAGACATCAGTTGATGATCAAATGGGAGCAGACCAATTGACTCGTATGGGGGCAGACTTTGACACAAAGATTGAAAACTACGACTTACAATCTGACATGCCAAAGAAGCAATCCAAGCCGACTGTTGAAGCTTCTTTATTTTCAATGGCTGACGACAAAAACTACTTCTAAGTAAGGTAAGCATATGGCTGATAATTTTCTTCAACCCGAAGACGATACTGGCGTACCTATATCTAATCCATCGGAGCAGATGCCCGGATTAGCAGGATACGTACGCAGTAAATTCGAGGATTCTGAAAACGGAAGACGTAGTCACGAACACAGATGGTTACAAGCTTTTAAAAACTTTAGGGGAATATATGATTCCACAACTCAGTACAGGGATTCCGAACGATCTAAAGTATTTATAAAGATAACCAAAACTAAAGTTCTTGCTGCGTATGGTCAGATTATTGATATTCTTTTTGCCAACAAAAAGTTTCCAATAGTCGTTGAGCCAACTCCAATGCCAGAAGGTATTGAAGAATTTGCACATATGAAAACACCTTTAGACGAAGTCGTAGATCCTTACGGCTTTGAGGGAGATGGCAGAGACGTTCCGCCCGGAGGGTTACAAGCTAATCAACCACACAAACTAGGAACTTACGATCAAGAGTTCCCAGACATGTTAGCTAAAGGTCCTGCTAAAATGGGTGAACCTCAACTTAAGCCTGCACAAGAGATGGCATTACGAATGGAAAAATGTATCCATGATCAGCTTCTCGATACTAATGCAGTCAATGTGTTTAGACAGGCTATATTTGAGTCATCTCTATTAGGTACAGGAATCATCAAAGGCCCGTTTAACTTTTACAAACGAGTTCACAAGTGGGAGAGAGATGATAATGGTCAGAGAAACTACGTTCCATACGAGAAGATTGTACCTCGTATTGAATATGTGTCTGTATGGGACTTCCATCCTGATCCGTCAGCAACAAGCATTGAAGACTGTGAGTACGTAATACAAAGACATCGTATGAATCGCCAACAGCTTAGAGGTCTAATACAAAGACCCTACTTTGATGCAAATGCTATTGAAGAATGTTTAGCTAAAGGTGCTAACTACGAAGATAAGTACTACGAAGACACTATCAGAGAAGATGAGACTGAGCCATACTACCAAGAAAACAGATATGAAGTTCTTGAATACTGGGGTGTTATAGATAAAAAATATGCCGACGAAGTTGGTATGGAGGGCGTCGAGGAGATGTCTGAGTTTGATCAGGTACAAGTAAACGTTTGGGTGTGTGGTAACGAAGTTATTCGCTGTGTAGCAAACCCGTTTACTCCTGCTAGAATACCATTCCAAGCTTTTCCATTTGAGATAAACCCATATCAACTATGGGGCGTTGGTGTTGCAGAGAACATGGAAGATGCTCAGTTACTTATGAACGGTCACGTTCGTATGGCTATTGATAACTTGGCACTTGCAGGTAATCTTGTATTCGATGTAGACGAAGCTAGTTTAGTTCCCGGACAGAACATGGATATATTTCCCGGAAAGATATTCAGAAGGCAGTCAGGTGTAACAGGAACAGCAATCAACGGTCTTAAGTTTCCAAACACAGCAGGCGAAAATATACAGATGTATCAAATATCTAGACAGCTTGCAGATGAAGAAACAGGCATACCGTCAATCATGCACGGTCAAACTGGAGTAACAGGAACAGGTAGAACTGCAGCAGGATTATCAATGCTCATGGGTTCTGCAGGTCTTGCCATGAAAACAGTTATAAAAAACATAGATGATAATCTACTTAAGCCAATCGGTGAAGCTTACTTTCAATGGAACATGCAGTTCAATGAAAACGTAGATGACATAGAAGGTGATCTTGAGATCAAACCTCGTGGTGTAGCGGCAGTGATGCAAAAAGAAGTAAGAAGCCAAAGACTTACATCTTTACTACAAACTGTAGCAAATCCTATGCTTGCACCATTTATAAAAATACCAAATTTAATGAGAGAATTAGCGATAGCTCAAGATATTGACCCAGATACACTAGTCAATGATGCAAACGAAGCTCAAATATACGCAGAGATGTTGAAAGGAATGCAACAAGATGCTCAACAAGGAACAGGCGAGGGTGCTAGCCCCGATAGTCAACAGCAAGGAATGGGACAACCTAGTGGAGTATCTCAGCGACCTGAAGGAACTGACAATCAAGGGTCTGGTAACGGCACAATCGGAGTCGGAGCTACGCCAACTGCAGGGGAAGCTGGGTTTACTGGAAATGCTCCTCAACCTGAAGAATAATCATAAGGAAGTCATAAAGAATGTCTAGCCTACTAGATTTTGTTGATTTTGGTACAACCTTTTTTGGTAGTAGTGGAAAAAAGGAAGAACTAACTCGTAAAGAGTACACATCACAAAATGTAGATTTTTATAAGCAAGGGCTAACAGATGTAGGTATCAAAGTTACTGATCCCGATAGGTGGAGTGACGACGATGAACCAAAACGTGATGTTGATATTTCTAAAGTTGGAATGTCAGATAATGATACTGTATTTACTCCTACTGACATTAGTAATTTAGGTACGGGATTTGAAGAAACACTTAGTAGTGGATCATCTCTTCTTGAATTACAAAATAATTTTATAGATTATAATACCTCGTTACAAGAAGCAGGATTTAAAGATAGAACAGACAGTCCAATGTATAAATCATTTGGTTTAGCAACTGCCGCTGTTCCTCAATCTGCAAAGGAAGTAAAAAAAGATCTAAGTCTCAAGAATATATTAAGTCCCAAGACAGCAGTTCAAGCACTAGGTAAATTTACAGGACTTAGCCCTGCTACAAATGTTTTAGCTGGAGCAATAGGGGGAACAACACTAAAAGATCCTCTCGGTAATCCTTCTTTTCGACCTAGTCATGCAGTTATGGGATTAGCTTTTGACGCAAATATGTCAATACAAAGTTCGAATATCCAACAAAGCATTCAAGCAATGAATGCAAACAATTTAACTGGGTATGGAGGTGCAAAATCTCCCACTGGATTCTTTGGGTATGTAGGAGGGCAGCTTGTAAGCAGGGCCCCCAACGGCAGAACGTATTCTGGTGTAAATGCTGAGTATGGTAGAATGGCAGAAGCCTTCAGTAAAGGGTATGCTCCCACAGGGTATAATGTTGATACGGAGACAGGTACAACTTCGATTGCTGTTAGTACAGGTGGATTCAGAGGGTATACTGAAAAGGGGGCTATTGCATATGGCAATCAGACTGCACTTGCAGGATCGATGAAAGATGTTGAAGCTACAGGATCAAAGTATGGTATCACTAATAAAGAAGTTATAAATGCTTTAGAAAAAGTAAGAAGCCAATATACTTGGCTAGGTAATCTTAAGAATAACGTAAAGAACCCAATAACGCTTTCTCAAGCACTAGCTGAAAAAGCAAGCAGCGGCAGATACACAAGAGGATCTGATTTAGGAGACGCTGCAGGGTCAGTGGGATCGACAGGAGATTTAGGCGGAGCTACGGGTGCAGGGTACTCAACACCATCAAACGTAGCATCAGCTTCTAGTTTTGGAGATGGCGGAAGTAACGATACATCTCCGAGTGGTGATTCTAGTTCTATGGGAGAAGATTCATCAGGTGGTGGATACGCCACTGCTAAAGGAGGAAAAGTAGGAAACGGTTTTGCACTTGGCGGAAGAGGTACAGCCGAACCTGCAGGATTTATAGGCGGTCCTCCAGAGAACTACAGTGATGAAACAACCATTGCAGACGACATTCCACTCAAAGTAAAAGACGGAACATTTGTAATCAACGCTCCTGCTGTAGAATATGCAGGCTCTATCGATATACAAAAAATGCTAGCTGAAGGCTATCAAAAAGCCATGACTAGAGATATAGGGGTTGACAAAAACTTCAGAGTTGGTAAAATACCAAGTAGAGAAGAGTTAGATATACAAATATCTCGTGGCGAAGTTGTTGTCCCTCCACACGTAGCAAAAGCAATAGGCTACGACAGATTAGAAAAAATAAATAACAGAGGTAAACGTGAGGTAACACGCAGACAGCAAGAGAGTGGTCAAGAACAACCTCAAGATAAACAAGGCTTTGCTGCAAAAGGTGGTAATCAAAAAGTTACACTCTATAGAGGTGAGCCTTCAAAAATACCTAAAAGAGCTGCTCTACTTCAAGATAAATATACTGGTTCTTGGTTTTCTCCAAATAAAAATTTTACAAAAACATATGGTGAAGTTGCAAAAACTATGGAACTCACTTTTGACGAATATAAAAAAGGTGCAAAAAAAGCTTTCCTAAAGAAAAATATAGCTCGACATATGACGGAAAAAGAAGAATCTAAGTTGCCTAAAAATTTAACAAAGAAAGAAAAATCTAGAATATTTCAGTCATTAAAGTACATAGATTATATGGCTAACGAAGTTAAAAGAGGAAACAGAAGTATCAAAGCCTTCACAGATCTTATGTACGAAGGAGTATTTCCAAAAGAAAAAGATAAAGCAACGATAATGCTACTAGAGACTGCAAACAGAAGTCCTAAAGCTTTTGGAAAACTAGTAGTAGATAGTTTAGTTAAAAATGTTGTATCGAAGGGAGTGCCTATACTGGGAACAGTAACAGGATTTGCTCCCACAGAGATGGGAGATGCAACTCTTAGTGGTAAAGAAGGATTTATTTACGACTACACACCAATTAAGAATCCGTCAGCTACCCAGTAATATCACTGGCCCTGACAAACCGAAGCAGCTACCCACAGCCATGTGGCACTGCAATAAATGAGGTAAAATACAATGGCAAAACAAGTAAAAGGTGCGAGAGCAAACAAACCGAATGACTCCTTTGGAGTTCTTAACAATCCAAATCTTTATAAAAATAAATATCGTGAAGAAGTGGATAGAGACGATGATGACGATGAAGTACAAGCTCAAGACCCCACTCAAGAAGAAGAACAACAAGAAGTGGCTACTCAAGGAGAAGGTACAAGTTTCGTAGAATCAAAACAGCCAGCAGAAGAACACGATTACAAAAAGCGTTACGATGATCTTAAAAAACATTACGATGCTAAACTCAATGAGTTCAAAAGTGAGCGTGAACAGCTAGCCAGTGAGATAAAAGCAATTAAAGAAAACATGCAAAGTTTACCACAAGGAACTGTTCCACCCAAATCTGCAGAAGAGCTTCAGGAGTTTAAAGAAAAGTACCCTGATGTTTTTGAAGTAGTGGAAACTGTTTCTGGTTTAAAAACTGAGCAGACAGTTGCTAGTCTACGAGAAGAAATCCAAGTCGTTAAAGAGAGGGAGAAAGCTCTTAAGAAAGAGAAAGCATATGAAGAACTACTTCGTTTGCACCCTGATTTTGGTACGTTAAAGAGTGATGAGAAATTCATTGCTTGGCTCGATGATCAGCCTGAAGAACTAAGCAACGGTATATATAAAAACAATACTAATGCTAAGTGGGCTGCTAAAATAGTATCTCTTTACAAAGCAGAAATGGGCATATCTGCGAAAAAACCAACCAAGTCTATGAAAAGTGATCCAGCAGCTACGGTGACTAAAACTCAACCAAAAGATGTTGCGATAACTGATCAAAAAGGAAAGATTTGGAAAGTGTCTGAAATCGCCAAACTTAAGCCGTGGGAATTCGAGAAACTTGAAAAAGAAATCGACCTAGCACGACAAGAAGGGCGAATAACTCAATAACTAACCTCAAATAGAGGAAGGATAGAAAAATGGCTTTTAATTCAGCTTCAGGGTACAATAATTTACCGTCAGGTAATTTTGCTCCCGAAATCTTTAGCCAAAAAGTTCTTAAGTTCTTCCGTAGAGCTTCGGTTGCAGAAGATATTACGAATACCGACTATACTGGCGAAATTGAAAACTTTGGTGATACTGTTAACATAATGAAAGAACCAACACTGACTGTGTCTTCATATTCAAGAGGTTCTGTAGTTAACCCACAAGACTTGGCAGACGATCAAATAACATTGACTGTCGACCAAGCCAATGCTTTCGCATTCAAAATAGACGACATCGAAGAGAGACACTCTCACATTAACTTTGAAGCACTAGCAACTTCTTCAGGTGCTTATGCTCTAAAGAGAAAGTTCGATGCAAACGTTCTTCAAAGCTTATCTGACGGTGCTGGAATTGCGGCATCTGCAGTATCAGGTACAACTTTAACAACTACTGCTGCGGCAGGTACATTAGGAACAGCCGCTGCTCCTATCAACATCGAGACAGACGACAATGGTATCAACATGATGCTTGCGATGGCTAGACTTCTTGATGATGAGTCTGTACCTGAAGAGAACAGATGGTTTGTAGCACCTCCAATCTTTTATGAGAAAGCTTTCCAAGCAGGAAACAAAATTGCTGAAGTTCAGGTAACTGGCGACGGTACTTCTCCTTTAAGAAATGGTCTTGCAACAGTCGGAACTCTTGCTGGTTTTAGATGTTACAAGTCTACTGCTTTAAATAGCACAGGCGGAATTGATCAGGTAACATTAACAGATGCTTCTGGTACATTAGCTACTGACGCAACTGAGAATGTTATTTTAGCAGGTCACATTTCATCATGTGCAACAGCGTCCCACATCGCAAAGACTGAAGTGGTACGTTCAACTGAATCATTCTCCGACGTCGTTAGAGGATTGCATGTTTTTGGAAGAAAAGTTCTAAGACAAGAAGCAATCGTTCGTGGCGTTGTAGACTTTGCTTAAGGGAGACTAGATAATGCCCGATTATACTATTACTGGTGCTACTGCTGGCGTTCCGCTCGGCATTAAACCTCAGATCGTTGAAGTTGTTCTAGACTTCTCATCAACAGACCTAACTACATCAGACTCAGTGGAAGTTTTTGAAATGAAAGCTAACACACTTGTTCTTATGGCAGGTCTTGAGGTTCTTACTTTAGCATCAACTGGTTCTCCAGTTCTTGACTTAGGTGATGATGCAAATGATGATGTCTTTGCAGCCGCAGTTGCAGGTCACACTGCTTTAGCTTCAGGCACAACAAGTGTAGGTAAGTTCTACACTGCAGCCGATACTATTGACTTGATTGCTAATACAGCAACTTTCGATGGTAAGGTTAGAGTGTACGCAGTTATCGCAGAACTTGGTACTGCAGAAACAGCAGCAGCTTTTGCTTAAATAACTAACTCAAGGGGGCAGGGCAACTTGCCCTCTTGACAATCACAATTTAAATTTATAAGGGTATGTAAAAATGGGTCTCACACTGTTTGATAAAACTATGAAAATGAAAGCAAAAGATGCTAGGGGTAAACTTTCTAAAAAAGATGTAGCCGATTTTAAAGAAATGAAAAGTTATTTAAAACCATCAGTTGCAAAACAAATTAATAATATGATTACTAATTTAAGTAAAATAACAAAAAGCAAAAAAACCAGTTCAACTCAAAAAGCTATTGCTAGAGGCAACATTAAACAAGCTGTTAGAACAGTTGGTAAAATGGACGGTGGCGTAAAAGCACAGAGAATAGCTAAAAAAGGTGGTAATCCTGATATCCAAAAGAAACAGGGATTCGTTGGTCAAACTAGAGAAAAGTATAAAAAGGGCAACTAATGTCTGAGAAAGGTACAATGAAAGGTCACACCATCAAAGGTGGTCACAAACGCCCAACTAAAAAGGGTGCGGGTATGACTAAGAAAGGTGTTGCTAAGTATCGAAGGGATAATCCCGGATCAAAGCTTAAGACAGCAGTAACTGGCAAAGTCAAGCCGGGGAGCAAAGCTGCCAAACGTAGAAAGTCCTACTGTGCAAGAAGTGCAGGGCAAATGAAAAAGTTTCCTAAAGCAGCAAAAGATCCGAATAGTCGTTTGAGACAGGCTAGAAAGAGATGGAAATGTTAATTTCAATTAATTTCACACTATTTAAATTTTTTAATACCATAGCCACCAAGTTTTACAATCGTTACGTGCAAATGTTACACAAGTCACAAGGTAGATAATGGTCACAGTTGAGCAGTTTCTGAAATGGAAAATACTCCCAAGATGTATGATGCTTGCAAGCACAGTCATGTCTTGGAGATGTGCTGAGTGGTTCATGGACTTAGATGCACCCACAGCAGCTCAATCAGCATTTGTATCCGTCGTTATGGGCGTGATGACAGGGGTATTTGGTATTTGGATGGGTCACGAACACAAGGAGCATAAGTAATGTTAACAGCGTTAATAGGTCCTATTGCTAATCTTGCAGGTTCGTGGATGGAAAGCAAGGTAGAGAAAGTCAAGGCTGATGGTCAAGCTAAAGTAGCACAAGCCAAAGCTAAAGCAGTCGTCGCAGAAAAAGTAGCAGCAGGAGAAGTTGCTTGGGAGAAGTCTATGGCAGATGCCACAGATGGATCATGGAAAGACGAGTTTGCACTTATTGTCCTTCTACTACCTGCTATATTAGTCTTCATTCCTAGCATGACAGAATATGTACGAGCAGGGTTTGAAGTTTTGAATACGTTACCAGATTGGTATCAGTATCTTTTATTTATAGCCGTTAGTTCTTCTTTTGGAATTAAGGGTGTTGGTCAAGCGATGAAACTGATGGGGAAAAAGTGATGTCAAACATAATCGAAACAAACTTTGGTACATTAATTAATCCTGCGAGAGTAGCAAATGGAAGTGCTTCTAGTATTGTAAAGAAGGGAGCTTTCTACATATTCTCACTCAAGATAAGCAATGATGATATAAGAGAGTATTCTTTTACTGACAGACAGAGAGCAGAAAAGATGAGAAAGATTCTTATAAGTCACTTAGAACACATGATCAGTGGTAGAGCGAGGAAAGCAAATGGCACTAACTAAACGACAACAGACAACCATGAAAAAACATTCAAAACACCATACTAAAAAACATATGGATAGTATGACTAAGGCTATGAAGAAGGGTAAAACATTTACTAAGGCACATAAACTAGCAATGAAAAAAGTAGGAAAGTAGCATGGCAGCAAAGAAAAAGAAAAGTGGAAGTCCTAAACCAAAGAACCCAAAGCTCTATGCTTCAGTAAAAGCTGCGGCCAAGAAGAAATTTAAGGTGTACCCTTCGGCATATGCAAATGCTTGGTTAGTACGTGAATACAAGAAACGTGGTGGTACTTACGCATGAGTTTAACCAAGTGGTTTAAAGAAGATTGGCGGGATGTCAAGACAGGCAAAAAGTGCGGCCGTTCTGGTAAAGAAAAAAAGAAAAGACCTTATCCTGCCTGCAGACCTAAAGCCGTAGCAAGTAAGATAAGTAAGAAAGAAGCAAGTAAAAAGACAGGACCTGCAAAAGTAAAGTGGTCTGTTACTGCATCAGGTCGAAAACGTAAGACAACAAGGAAGAAAGCATGAGTAGTGACAAATACACTAATCAACCTAGAAAACCTCAAATGGAAGCTTCTCTTAATTTAAAAAGAAAAAGAAATCAAAAAGTAACAGGTAGTTTGTATTATGAAGGCTCAAAGACAAAAGACGAATTTAAACCTAATAAATATGTAACTGTAAAACAAAAGTCTAAAACAAAAACATTAAGTGGAAATGTAAGTTTTGATTTAAATCCTGTTCGAGCAACTTTGTTCGGTTCTAAAGCTAGAACAAAGGGGGCTTATTCAGAGCAAGTACCATTCGGGACTTATGAGGGTACGTGGAAGAATATAGAGAAGAATATAGGCGGTGCATTAGGGTATCAAGTAAACGAAAACAACAGAGTTGGTATACAGGTAAACAAGAGGTTTTTTGAAAACCAAAAAGGCAGTGAAAATCAAGTTAGTTTAAATTATTCTGTAATGGATCTAGGTGGCGGTAATCTTGATGTTTCTTTAACAGGTACAGACCCTTTTAGTGGTAAAAAAACAAAAGCAATGAACTTACGATACAAGGTAGACTTTTAAAATGAAATATGAACGCAGTGAACTAGTTAAGATGATAGCTTTACATGAAGGACTCCGATTACAAGTCTATCAGGATCATCTAGGCATAGATACGATTGGAATCGGTCGTAACTTGGAAGACAGGGGTATCACAGATGGTGAACTATCTTTTATAAACAAAACTATGGAAGATGTTTACGAAGTTGGTCTTACTGAAGAAGAAGCCTACTATCTTTGCATGAATGACATAGCAATTGTAGAAAAAGAGCTACTAGAACGAAAGCCACTTGTAAATCAACTTAGCGATGTACGACAAATGGTGCTTGTTGATATGGCATTTAATATGGGTGTTCCTCGTCTTATGAAATTTAAAAACATGTGGATGGCGATAGAAAAAGTGAACTATCCTTTAGCTTGTGAAGAGATGATTGATTCAAGATGGGCTAATCAAGTAGGCAACAGAGCTATGAAATTATCTTTGGCTATGAAAAATGGGGAGTGGATATGACCGAAGAAAAGAAGAAATGTGCAACGTGTGAATGTTACGAGTGTGACTGCGAAGAGTGCAATTGCGAATGCCACAAAGAAGATAATGATGAGGAGGTACAAGGAGTACCAGTGTGATTGAGTTCGTACTAGTGGTTATGATGGGATTAAAGATAATAGACCAAACACAAACCTTCGATAACATAGATAGATGTCTGTACTTTGCAGTAAGATTAAATGATCAAGCATCTATACCACAAAGGGAAGGACCTAACTTACAAATAACAGCGTATTGTAAACCGACAAGGAAAAAGTAAGATGTTAGCAGAATTAGCCGCAGCAAATGCCGCCTTTTCGGTTATCAAGCAATTTGTGTCCAATGGAAAAGAACTGAGTGGATGTGCGAAACATATAAGCGATTTTGTATTTTCAAAGGAAGCAATAGAAAAGAACCTTAAAAAGAAAAAAGCTAAAGGTGTAGGTGGCACAGACCTAGAAGAGTTCATGGCTCTTGAGCAGATAAAAGAAAAAGAAGAAGAACTCAAGAAAATGATGATCTACTTAGGTCGCCCCGGATTGTGGCAAGATTGGCAAGCCTTTCAAGCCGAAGCTCGTAAATCCAGACGCTATCAAGAAAAAATGGAAGAGAAGCGTAGAGAAGAGTTGATGGAATACGTAGGCTACGGAATAGCCTTTATAGTTGTATTATTCTTTGCAGGATTGATGGCATGGTTTGCAGGCAAGTGGATGGGAAGATTTTGAGTCCGTGTGTGGGTGTCTGTACGTTGAAAGACAATGTGTGCATAGGCTGTAAGCGAACTATAGAAGAGATTAAAAAGGCGTACGAAGATACAAAGAGATTGACATCTAGCTAATCTATCTGTATAATTCTTAAAAGGAGTACACCTATGAAGAAACTAGCGTCACAAGCTTTAGCGTTTCAATACAAACTAAAAATTGAGAATGCAGAAAGCTTACTTAATGCTCCTAATACTCCATTAAATGTATTAGATCAAGCATTAAAAGACATAACAGAAACAAACGCAAAATTAAAAGTTCTTGAAAGTGCACAAAGTACTTAAAACAAAAAAAAATTTAAATATATTTATACCAGTAAACGCTAGACCTATTAGGTTTCTTACGCAAAGACAAATAGAAAAGATAGACAAGTATCTAAGAAACCCAACAAGACTAAAACGAATACGTGAAGATTATCTACGTGTTAGTAAACTTAAAGATAAACTTGAATCGGAAAAAATAAAATAAATG